GATTGCCCGCTTGTTAAAGTGGGTGATGTGTACCTTAATACCGATTATGGCTATATCTATCAGTCTACTACAGCAGGTAGCGGTGAAGATGTAAAGTGGCAATACAAAGGTACGATAAGAGGACCGCAAGGCATACAAGGTGTTAAGGGTGACACAGGTGAACAAGGTCCGCAAGGCTTGAAAGGTGATACAGGTGCAAAGGGCGACAAAGGTGATAAGGGTGAAAAAGGTGATACAGGTACATTGTCAAATGGCTCGGTACATACTGCTCATATAGCTGATGAGGCTGTTACAACATCAAAATTATCACAAGAAGTACAAGAAAAATTATACGATACATCAAATAGCACTATGTTAGATAATTTCTCTTTACTTATACAAGGGTTAGTAAATTCGGACGATATTAAACTTGTGAAAAAATCACTTAGCGAAAATCCGAATTATCCAGGTAGTTTGATTCTACCGGAAACAGGATTGTACATAAATGAGCCGTTCCTTATAAAAAACGA